TAGCTGCTGACCAGTTGCCGATGTTTGATTCTTTGTTATCTTTCCAGTTGACTTTATCAAGAATGAATTTCACCCCGGCTTCAATAAGTCCTTTCAGTCCGATTTCAGCGGAAATATGAATTTTAGATGTAGCGACTTTGCTGTCATATCCATCTCGATCTTCCTGACCACTACTTTCAACTATGCAATACCGGCTATCGGAAGGGGGATAATACCCCAATACGTCCATCGGGTTTTCACAGAAATGGAAGCCATTTTTACAGGCTTCGATCTTGCCTTCGGTGGTATAGTCTTTGCCGACCTCGTACTGAAAATCGCTGCACTTCAAATCTTTGTCGAAACCTTTATAACCTTTCATAGTATTAAGTGTTTTGATTCGTCCTTTAAAAACTCCGCGGGCCTCACGGATGGCGGAGGGGTGACCCGGATTGCCGTCCGGATCGTAAAAAAAATGGCTGCTAACCTAAACCAACATTACTAACCTAACCTGCTTTACGTTAGCAGGAACCGTTAACTAACCCATGCCCTTACATCGTTCGATTCAGGCGGTATTACTTCTTCCAAATGGTCGATATACTGAACCTGTGCCCGGTAAAAGCTTAAATCGAAAAGCTCCGGATCGTCGAAATAATCCTCTCGCATACGCGACAAGTCGACCGACACAATCACATCCACGCCATCCTGCGAGACGGGCTCCAGTTCCTTTTCCACCACATCTCCCTGTTCCATCCAACCGAGAAGATCGCCTATCTGACGACCAATAGCGGCCAGTGTTTCATCCTTGTATTCAAATGGAGGTAAATTCGTCGATGCCATAGCTACTCAGTCTTTAAGTATTTCTTAATACCTGCTTCACCCCGCTTGGTCGTTGCGATCAGAACCACTGCCAGCACCAGCCCCCAGAAGTTAATCCGGAAATCTTGCGCTGCGGGATTGTCGTTGACGATCATCAACCCGGCAACTACTGCCAGAAAAAACCGAATCGCTTTCATAAGGCTTGGGATTTTTCAGGGTTAGACGATTTATCACCCTGCCAGCACTCAATCAGACAGAAAACGACACGGAAGAACGGAGCAATAGATTCATACTGCTCGTGAGTAAGGTTGGAAAGGGTGTTGGCTATTTCCTCATTCGATAGTTTGAGGATAGATTCAACGCGTTTACGGGCGTTAGCCGTAGCATCGGGTACACCTGGTGCACCTGCGCTAACTTTTTCGGTCTTTGGCATTGTTCGAAAAAAGTTTGCTGTATGGATTATATACAAAGAGGCGGAGCCCCCTAATCTCGCCAAAGACCGCGAACCTACAAGAGTAGAATCGTCGAACAGGAGCCCCGCCTTATCAGCGGTTGTTTCGTATGTAATCTGTGAACCTGTATGGTTCGCAATCTTTGGCAGTAGCAAATATGCAAAATCTTTTTGACTTTGCAAAACTTTGCCCGAATATTTTTCACAACCGCTCATATTTTGGCTTCTATTTTGTTTTAACAAACCTGTTATTTATCTTTGGCAAGAACATTTTATACAATCCGACATGAAAAGCCTGCTAAACGTATTCCTGGACGGTATATTGTATTTCTTCTCTTTGGGTAAAAACCCCATTGAGAAATACCGCAAATGCCATCAAAAGACAGATGCCGAGAACATGGCCCAAGACTGGCGGAACGTTGGAAACGACATAAGAACAGCTTATGAAAAGTACAGAACCTGCCAATAGGCACAAGGCGGCCATTCAGATTCAACAGCAACATTATTCCGGCCCTCTTCCGAAACCCGAGGATTTGGCTAAATACAACCAAGTTGTTCCAGGCGCCGCCTCGCTGTATGTAAACTCTTGTCCTTGCATGGCTATTCTTTATATTTTGTACCCCTTAATCACTCAAACAACCTAGTCTGCCGCCCCTGTCTCACAATCCTGTCCACCCATCGGGAGTGAATGAACAGGCGTTCGACACGCTTGCTTGATTTCGTGGCAGAAAAAGTACATAGCTTGCCTATCGAATCAACCTCCACAAAGTCGTCGGGCATGGCGTATTCGCTTACGTAAACAGGAAAATCAACAGAACGAAGCCACTCGTAAAATTCCTCGTGATCGAAATCAGTGCCGTAGCCTATTGTCCCCTTGTAAGGCGGGTCGCAGTAAACCGTTGCGCCGTCGGGAATACTTATATCACGGTAATCTTTACGGAACACATCCAGTCTTTCCAGTCTTTGCAGGCTTTCCAGACTTTGCAGTCTTTCCAGTCTTTGCAGGCTTTGCAGGCTTTCTCGTAGTTCGCTGTATGGCTTTGTCATATCCGGCAGTATTTCCTGAAGTTTTGCGTACTGTTCTGCCGTAGGGAGGAGCCATTGTGATTCCGAGAAATAGTGGCATGCCATGTAATTACCGAGGTGATTTTTTATCTGCTTCTGTGTTTTACCACTTTTCTTCAGGGCGTCGACCATGTATTGCCGTAAATCAGCGGATTTGATCTTAAAAACCTCCTTCTTGATTTCAGCAGCTGCCAGCGTTCCGTCGGCATTGTAAATCGGTTCAATATCGCATTCGGAACACAATACAATAGCCTTTTGTGCCAATTCTCCGATTTCGTCTTTAACCTTAGAAAACTCCCGTATAAACCCTTTCCATTTCAATCGGGCATCATGCGGATTTCTTGCGAAAAAGACAGCATGCAGATGTTTTTTAAACCGTTCAACCTCTGAACTATACATATAACTCTCACAATCATTCCCGAAACTCCACACCAAACGCACATACGGATCTGTATCTTTTAACCTGAAAAAATCCTCCCGGCTGATCCACCGTTCCTCGTTGTGGTATTTCCCGTTTACGGCGTCTGTAAATAATTGCGGAATGTCTGAAATGTCATTTGCGATAAACCGATTGAATTTTCCGGACAACATGGCTGCATGAGTAACCGAGCATCCTCCGGCAAACAGATCAACAAACGCATGAGAGGCCGGAAGGTGGCTAACAATCCATTTAGCTATCGAATTTTTACTACCCTTATATGGTAAGCCGTAATTCATTTCTTCCATTTTTTTGCACCCCTTAGCTGACTCGAACCGCTACCTGCTCACACGCGCACAAAAACATCTTCAGTCAAGCAACAACCGGTTATGCGTGTTCGCCGTCTCTCTCCCGTTAGACTAAAGGGGTGGAATCTTACAATTTGTCGAGGTACTCTTTAATCGCTTCTCTATCCTTATCGCTGACTTCGTCGGAAAGAGCCAGCCGGGAAAGATTTGCCCTCAGTGGATTCAAAGCTGAATCCGGAGCAGGGCCGGGTGTGATGATAAATTCGTCGTTCATGATTTCTTCGTTTTAGGTTTTCTCTGTTTCGGTTAACATCTTTCCCTACGTGCCACCTCGTAAATCTCCTGCGGTTGATTGAACCGATCCAAGTCCGCGATATGATAGACAGGATGACATCTGCGGCGCACCTTAAATGAAATAGCCCCTGATTTCGCATACCTATCCAAAGTGGTCACACTTACCCCCAAATACTCCGCAGCTTCTTTTCGGGAATAGAATACCTTTCCCGGGCGGGGTGGGGTGGTGGGTATTTGCTTTATTCCTCGTGGCATGGCTTTATGATATTCGGGTTACTCTATATCTCGGCGGCATACTCTTAGTCTTGTAGACATTTCCCGTTATCTGTGATAACCGATAGAGAGTAGATCGCACCGAATCGGCTTTTGCGATCTCGTAATAGACTGATCGCCCAACTTTAAGCGTCATAAGCTCTTGTCGTCTGCTCTTTCTTTTTTTCATATTATTTTAATTATCTTTGGTTTGTTCGTCTATTGTTACAATGCAAAGATAGACAACTTTTAGACAATTGCAACACATTTAGACAAATTTTGTCTATAGGATTTTCTTATTCGATTTTACGAAAACATAACAACTTGATAAAATGACACTTAAAGACAGAGTAAAAGAATATTGCCAAAGTCAAAACATACCTATTTCAAAATTCGAGAAAGAATCCGGACTCTCTAACGGCTATTTCAACAGGGTACAACATAGACCATCACAGGACAAATTAGACAACATAGCCCGAAATAATCCTGATTTAAATATTCAATGGCTCCTCACCGGTAATGGACAAATGCTCACCACCGACCCTATACCCAAGTCAGAATCAAAACCTAAACAGTTGGAATTTGATTTTAATAAATGGATGCAAATCGAGGAGGTAAAAGCGAACTCATTTAAAGAGGTTACCGAGGCGAATAAATTGATGGCTGAATCCAATAAAATTCTTGCTCAACACACCACGGAAGTAATCAAAGAAATTAAAGATACCCTTGTGCGCCTAGAACAACAAATTGCAAAAAACGGGGTGGATGTCCAGCAGGGAGACAATGTCATTTCTGCCGCTGCAAGCGGCTTCAATTCGGAGAAGTAATCTTTATAATTCCGAAATATTAATTGTCGCGCAAACAATAAGGAAACCCTAAAAATCAGAATTATGGAAACAAGCAAGCCTATTTTGAAAATTGATTATTCAGATAGTGGAATAAAAACCCTTCGATCCATGTCAACCATTTTGGCGCTTCTTGGTTTTATTGCTTTGATCGCCTCTTTTATATTAATATCATCAGAGACCGGATATGATCCCATTACAATGAAAACACATCCTGTTCCCGTATGGGATATTGTTTTGTGTAGCGCTGGAATTATATCTTGTTTTATACTATCCTTTGTCTTAAAATCTCTTGCTGTCATTGCCGAGAATGCATTAATTCAAAAAACAATCGCGATGAACCACTATGCAATCATCAACAAGCAAGAGGAAGGCAAACGTGGAATAATGGATAAAATAGCCGATAGAATAAACGAAGATTAGCTAATACCTGAGATTCCGAGTTTATGTTAGAATTGTAAGAGGATTGAATGTTAAACCTAAAAAATAAAAATCATGAATAATGATAATAATGAGTCCAATATCTCAGGACGTGGCATCTTGTGGACTATCGGGATTGTTATCTTGATTTTTTTATGGTGGTTCAATTCGTGTAATTCATGCACTGATAGCAAGCCTGCGTCATTTACAACCGAAAACACGTCTTCATTTGATAGTAAATGGAATCACTTAAAACAAGTTCAAGAATTAGAGAAGCAATATAGCGGAACCCATGAAGGCCCTGTTATTTGGGGTATTAAATTCGGCATGACGGCCAATGAATTTAAAAATCAATGGAATCGATTAAAAAGACAAGGACATGTAAAACAAATGTCTGCTTCTGGATTAACCGCCTATTGTTTTAAAAGTCAAACATGGGATAATGATTATTACTACGCTGTTGCAAAACCCTTATATACAGATAATAAAATTTCACAAATCCACTTAACCATCCAAAACCTTGAACTCAATTGGGATTGTTATCCTGCCGTCAAACAATGGTTGAAATCCTTATACGGAGACCCCAAAATAACCACAGCAGACCCTCGATCTGTATACTGGTTTACAGAAGGATTAGAGGTGGTTATGGAAGAGAAAGTTGTTAAATTAGAAGATTGGCATGTGCCCGAAAAAAGCGTTATTGTAACATTTAAGCTGCTCACACATTAATCTGACTCATAATCTTGTTATTATGCCTATTGGATATTTGTCACTCGTAGCAGTTCTTCTTGCCTCGGGTGTTGTTGTCGTCCTTATTCGGTCGCACAGATTGGAATCTGAATTAAAAAGATATAAAAACCAAGTTTCGTCCTTACAAAAAAGAATCTGTACGGAAAGGAAATGTTATTGCATATCAAGCCAAACTAAAAATATTTTAGACCAAACATCTTCTTTACGTCAAGCCGCGTTAAAATATTTAGAGGCACGCTGCGAAAGAGATAGTACACTCACCGCATCTAGCTATGTGTACGACAATGACTCTTTTACCAATAACGTCCAAGCTATAAAGAAATGCTATTCAACTATAGAGAAAACTAATAATATAGACATTTTGTGTGAACAGAAGCGAATTGCAGACTCATTGTATGAGTGGTTCGCACAATCCACTGAAAGGAACAATGCGTTTTATTACTTATTTTCACATGATATTGAAGAGGAGATAAAGCGTTTTGGAAGTCACTTCAATAATATGATATGCCGAATGACTCGCCTATGCTTTATCAACTATAAAATTAAATATGAAAAATTGATTTTAGACAAAGCAAAGCATAATGTTACCCAAAAAGCACTCGTAGACCTTGATACTCTGCGAGAATTTGTTGATATGAAAGCAGACAATTATATAGAGTGTTTTAATTCAATTGATGATGTTAATCACAAAATCAAAGAAATGTGTTTCATTGATATTCAATAAATATTCGTTTATCTGATGAAAAACAAAATATGGGTAATTTGGATTCTGATTATAGCTGTTATTGGTGGATGGTCATTATGTGAGAAAAAACCTCAACCTATTGAAACATCATGGGGAAAAGTTAAATCCCTTATTTCTAATGGGAGTGTAAAGAAGGTGGAGGTAATAAACCGAGAAACAGTCTTAATCTACCTGACACCAGAAGCTATTGAAAAAGCGGATACGCTTCCTGTATCGGGTGCTCAATTTTCTTTTCCCATAGATAATACCGACGCATTCTTAGAAGAATACGATCACATAACATCGGCACCTATCTACTTCTTGGTTCAGCGCTCTTTTTCCGAAGATGCCCCGTTGATGGGATTTGCAACAGGTATCTTGGCATGGCCTATTCTTATCCTTGTTATCGGAATAGTGATCTGTGTTTTACTATATAAGATTAATAAGAATCTAAAAAAGAAGTGACCACTAAATCATAGAGTTGTAAAAATATTTCTTACTACACAAACTACACATTTATGGAAATTCTACTCATCATTTGTATCTGGGCTGTTCTTTTAGTGTTAATAGGTAAAATGGCTTCGGCTCGTGGTCGGTCGGAGGCTGGATATATCGCTTTGGGATTAATACTTTCCCCGTTAGTATCTATTATTATTCTGCTTATTCTGGGGAAAACCGATGAACGGAAAGAAGAAGAGGAAGAAGAGAGAATACGCCGAGAAGAATATATCAGGGCCAAATACCGAAACACCCCAAATTTATAATAACTAGTGCAAATATAGGTGCAAACATTTTTATACTTATTTATAAATTACTGTTTATAAATATATTATCAATTACAATTTTATACCTGTCACGCAGGAGGTCGCGGGTTCGAGTCCCGTCCATACCGCAAGCCTCAGAATCAAGCAATTAGCTGAAATTCTGAGGCTTTTTTATTGTCCTGTAAAGGCCTTTTCAATATAAATCCCCTATAAAAACGTCGTCAAATACTATCATTTTGCTATATTTGCTACCACACACCGTGCAAATTTAGGTGCAAATTTAAGGGTGAAATATGGCTTCAATCTGGTATTACCTCGACACGAGAAGACGCAAAGCTGACGGAACCTTTCCGTTAAAGATCAAAATCGGGCTCAATGCCAAAGATGGCTGCCTTATCAATCTAAAAATATCCCTCAGAGAAGATCAGTGGGAAAATGGGGAAGTAGTACGCCACCCTAACAGGAGGTTCCTAAATACATACGTCAAACAGCGCTACCTCGACATTACCAATTCCATCTTCAAGCTGGAAATAACCGGAGCCATCAACCGGATGTCTCCCGTTGAAATTAAAAAATACGTGGAGTCATCATTGGGGGCAGTCGCAGATGAAGCGTATACCTTTTCCGAGCATTTTGAGCGTTTTATTTCAACTCGGGAAAAAGAATCGACCAAAGACATATATCATCAGACATTATTGAAAATAGAGCTGTTTTCGCCCGGAAAACTGGCATTCTCTGATATTAATATAATCTGGCTAAAAGGATTCGAGCAGTTTCTGAAAGGACAAGGGCTATCCGTTAACTCCATCAATTTGCACATCCGCAATATTCGAGCAGTATTCAATGATGCGATAAACGAAGACAAGGCCGAACAGAATCTATATCCATTCCGCAAATTCAAACTAAAATCGGAAGAGACCCGAAAACGATCCCTTACTATAGATCAACTCCGAGCTATACGGGATTGGCCTTGCGAACCCCACGAACAGCAGTATATAGACATCTTTATGCTAATGTTCTATCTACGCGGCATTAACATGATCGACTTAGCCGGACTAACCAAAATAGACAATGGGCGGGTAGAGTTCCGGAGGGCTAAAACAGGTAGGTTATACTCAATCAAAATAGAACCTGAAGCAGAAGCAATCATTAATAAATACCGGGGTAAAAACTTCCTCTTAAATATTAATGAGCGCTACTCTAACTATAAAAACTACCTGCATCGAATGAACCGCAACCTGAAAGAATTTGGATACACAAGGGTGGGGAAACGAGGCAAAAAAGATAAAGAGGGGGCCTTCCCATTCTTATCCACCTACTACACGAGGCACACATGGGCTACACTTGCCGCCTATCTGGAGATACCCAAAGAAACTATTGCGGCCGCGCTTGGACATGGGAAAAAGGACGTAACTGATATATACATTTCTTTCGACCAAAATAAGATAGACGAAGCCAATAGGCGGGTAATTGACTATCTCAACAAGAATTAAAACACCACCAAATTATACTGCACTCCCACACCTAAATATGGTCGTATGCCTTGCGGAGTTAAAGCTGCCCCGGCGCTCACGCCGATCCCCCAGCGTTTCGGCCTGCCGGGAACCTCGACCCGCTGGATAATGGTTTGTGTAACCGTCCGGGGATAGACTTCGATACTGTTTGCCTGCACATTGTAGCCCTCTACCTCCATACGATAGGTCGAATCGTCGGTAAACAGGTAACGACTGATCGGAATGGGAAGGTGAATAGGTTTCCCGTCTGCTGTATCGTGGATAGTGTCATACCGGACGATATGCACGTATTTCGGTACTGACACCGTATCTCTGATCGTGTCGAGACGCACGACTGGCGGCAAAGTATCGTACTGTACGATCTTAACCGGGTCGAAATTCTTTGTCCAGCGCCCCAGAAAGAACATGCCAAAGAATAAAAGAGTAATGAGAGTGTATGTGCCAAAGTTTTTCATGCCGCACAATTATTTCAAGTGCAATATCTGCCGCCGATTCCTGCCCGGCGAGTATGAAATGTGAATCCAACTATATCCCGTCTCATCGATCAGCTGGTCGAAATCGAAGCCTCCGCCTGCGATCAGGTCGAATAACCGACGGTTGGCCGCCTGGTTGCCGACGGTAATATCGGCGGCTTCTCCACGGACATGCTGGCTGGTGGGTACGCCGCCGACCGCCTTGTTTAATGTCGGGCACCGATAACCGCTGTTGACCGTGATCGGGCCGCCCCACTTTTCGCGGATCGGATCGAGCAGGTTGTTTACGAGTGTCGAAAGTTTGACTTTCACCCCCGGCGGCGGGGTGTTGTCGATCCCGAGCGCCCGGGCCTTGGCCGAGGCGGTCAGTTCGGGTATGGTAAAGTATTTCATTTTTTGTCGTTGTTATCATTCGTATCTACTTCTTCCGGTTCGATAATATCCGCTTTCTTGGCAAACAACTTGAAGATATTGACCCGCATTCGCTTCCCGCGCGCCTCGAAGTAATTCGCATAGCAGCTGTTAATTTCACAGCCGAAGATCACCAGCAAGATCAGCAGCGGCAGGACGGGGATGCCGAACGGCTCACCGAAGGTCTGCCCGATAACCCCTGCCAATAGAATCCAACACAGGTAATCGGCCATCTTGTTAAGTGTCCGGCGCACGGCCCGCGAGAAGCGGATGGTTTCGCCTCGTTTACGGGCCGCAGCCACACCGAACCTTAAATCGACCAGGATTAGGATCACGGCGGCGAGAAACACCCCGGCCAACGGTAGCATAAATTCGTAAAATTGCGAAAGGACTGTCGCCAGAAAGCCCGAAAGGATGTTTCTTTGTTGCATGGCCGCCTCCTTCCTATCCGATCATCACGATGGCCCACATAACCAGCGCGCCGGCCATCACGGGCACAAAGTCTTTCCAGAACTTCGGCTTCACGTAGTTACCGTTTTTGTCCTTGTACTCCTTACCGGAGGTTTGTTTGATTCCGGCCCACGCAATCGCCACGATCAGCGCCGGAAAGAACGAGAACACGCCCATGTTCAGGATTACTCCACAGATTGCAGTCACCACCATCCCGATGATGATCTGCCAAAGGTTTGATTTTGTCATTGTTTGAAAGATTAATGATTATTTAGTGTAGGCTGCCCATACTTCATAAGACCAATTAACAGTGGTAGGAGAACTTGTACCGCCATACCACGCTGCTACTGTTACCGATCCTGTTGATAGGTTATATTGTAAATCCGATATACGTGTTATATCTCCAGTAGTTTGATTCCATTGAGAACTACCTAACCCCACTGAATTAGATTGCGATCCGTAAAGAAACAAGGTGCCGCCTTTCATTAATATAGCAGACAACCCCTCAATTGTGGTAAGGTTTTTAGTAACCCCGGTAAATTCCCCGGTCCATCTTTGCGCATAAACTTGTTTTCCGTTATACGTCCATCCTGAAATCGCAACCTCTCCGGAGGCAGGAATATTCAATCCACCGCCTGAAAGTCCATCCAGCTTAGTTTTGTCAGCTGCCGACATCAACCCTGCTTTGGAAGTGGTTGCATTGCCGAGGTTGCCGGAGTGCCACAAACTGACAAATGGTTGCCACTCTCCGTTTACCATCCTTCTGATCTGGAACACATCCTGATCACGGCGATTGTAAAGTTCGGTCATATAATTGGAAGTCTGCCCGAATTTTATAAAAGGCCCGTTAAAATTACCTCCAGCAGAACTTCCACTATATCCTGCGCCTATTTCATTGCTATTATCATTTACACCTCCCATCCCCAGATAAGGGAATTTGCTATCAGGATTGAAGTTGCCCGCATTCCACACCTTTTGCCACGGCTTCCATGTCCCATTCACTTTATTGCGGATGTAGATGTTGGTGGTGGAGTAAACAAAATACATCTGCTGGGCGGCGTTGGCATCCCAATTCGTGTGCAGTAAGAAACATCCTTGCGAACTTCCTAGCGGGATATTCGTGCACCCGGACAGAAGTCGGTACATTCCGGAAGTGCTTATCGTATCTAAATCTCCGCCAAACTCACTGTAATTTAACTTGGAGTCCGGATTGAAGTTGTTAGAGTTCCAAACTTTAACCCATGGGCCCCAAACAGTATAACTTCGTCTTAGTCGTATAAAAATAGACGGATTGACATCTCCCGAAGAGTACCCCAATGCCAACTGTGCCCAATTTGCTTCACGCCCGGTTCCTTCGACGACAATGACACTGCCGTAGGAAGTAGGCGCGTTCTGCGTAGTTGTGTCGTAGGTGTAAAAACCGTAAGTCGTGGCGCTATTCAAATCCGAAGCAGCACCCCGGTTTACGATATATTGTTCTGCCAGTTTTGCGGCGATCACGGCTCCGTCGGCGATTTTTGCGGTGGTCACTTTCCCTGCACCTATAGTCGGATTAGGGTAGGTCCCGGTCAGATCACCACCGGCATTGCCACCCGGAGTCAGGGACGTAGGCTTATCCGGCAAGCTCGCAAAGGTCGTTTTATGCGGGTTGCTTCCGTCTTTGATCTGCGAATGATCATAAGCAGCTTTCCCCCGGTCACCCCGGTAAGCAGTGGCCGAAGTCTCGCCCAACGCAAGGGAGGGACTGATCTCTACATATCCGGAGCCACTCCAGCGATAAGTCAGGTTGGTATCCTCTGTTATGTAGATTTTACCGGATTCTCCCGGATTGGGTAGTTGGCTATAAGTCGCTACGTTTATTACATCATCTACATAAGACGGCAGCTGTGAAGAAGGCACCCGGCCGCTTTCGTCCAGTTCTGCCAATCCTCCCGGCTGGCCTTTCTCTGCTAAAACCCGATCTCCTTCGGCTTTGGCATAGTCTCCTTGGGTCTTTGCGTATTCAGCCTGAGTATGCGCCTCTGTTGCAGCATCATTAGCAGATGTAGCCGCCTGATTCGCCTGATTAGCCGA